GATTTAAAGACGGAGTGGGGCAAAGACGGTGGACACCCAAGGGTAGAGCCATCTTGGTATCTTGATCTGAAAAGCGATTTTAAAAAATTTATTTATTCTATAGAAGACACAAAAAACAAAGATGATTACGATCTTAAAGATATTAAAAATGCAACGAAAGGGAAATGGATTGCCTCTCAATCTACGTGGTTAAAAAACGCTCGAGGTAAAATAGCTGTAGATTTTATCGGCAAATTTGAAAACCTAGAAGAAGATTTTAAAAAAATTTGTAAGAAATTAAACTTGGAGGAAGACCCTCTTCCCCTGTCTAAAGTATTACACAATAGGCCCCACTACTCTCAGTTTTACGAAAAAAGAACTAGGGACAAGGTAGCAAAACTGTATTCCGATGATATAGAAACTTTTAAATACGAATATGAACTGAAAGATGAAATCCAGCACAAGCTGTAAAATATGTAAGAAAACCTTTGACAGTGATAGACAACTTCATTCTCATTTGAAGGCTCACAAAATAAGGATGGTAGAATACTATCAAAAGCACTTCCCTCGTTACGACAAACATACTGGCAAAATTATAAAATTCAAAAATAAAGAACAATATTTTACTTCTGACTTTAATGATAGGGGCAACCTTAAGAAGTGGTTAAACGAAGTCGATGAAAAAGAAGCCCAAGAATATTGCACAGGGCTTCTTGCGAATAGAAAAAATAAAAAAAATTTAAAATACCCGCCGACAGAAATAGAACTGAGAACCACAATGATGCCCCCAATTCATTATTACAATAAACTTTTCGGGAACTACTATGAGCTTTGTAAGAAACTCGGTTTTGAATATAGATATGTAACCCCAGATAAAAAAATGTTTTCAGAAGAGATCGATTACCCCCTACTGGAAAGCCAAGGCATAAGTATACATGTCGACACGAGGGAACAAAAACCATATAAGCTTAACCTACCCATAGAAATAACAACTTTAAAATACGGAGACTATACACTAAGTGACGCTGAACTTTGTTCTGACCTCCACATAGAAAGAAAATCTTTAGTTGACTTCATAGGAACTCTTAGCGGTGGATATACCAGATTCAGAAACGAAATAGAAAGAGCGTTCGAAGCCAATTCTAATTTAGTTATTTTAGTTGAAGATACGTTAGATCATTGCCTAGCCTTCAAAAAATTACCCTACGTTTCAAAAAGAATTAAAGCTACTCCTGAATTTATTTTTCACAATGTAAGAGAATTAATACAAGAATATCCCCATATTCAGTTTTTGTTTGTGGGCGGTAAAGTTGAGGCTGCAAGAGTGGCAGAGTTGCTTTTGCTTACTCAAGTCAATCATGTATCTGTTGACCTACAAAATACATATGATATAGGAATTTTATAATGTGGTACGCACCAGATAAATATAAACGAGAAATGCCAAACATTAATGAAGAGATGTCTCTATTGAGCGGCGAACTTTTGGATAAAGAAGCAAAAATATCTCTTGCCAGATTTCTAAGAGCAAACTTAGGTATCACTACAGAACTTATTTCTGGAATTAAGCTTGCCCCGTACCAAGAGGTTACTCTCAAGGGGTTGATGAATAGAAATTTTTCTATGTGTGTGTGGGGTCGTGGCTGTGGTAAGACTTTTATTGCTTCTGTATTTTGTTTTTTGCAATGTGTATTTGAACCAAATACAAAAATCCTTATCGCTGGCCCAACATTTCGTACTGCTAGATTTATATTTAATCATCTAGAGCAGATCGTAGATTCTAAGGGCGCAGAATTATTGGCTCAAGCCTTTGGGGCCAAGACCAAAAGAAATGATCAATTCGAATGGAAAATAAATGGTGGATCGATAACGGCGATCCCTCTTAACGGCGAAAAAATTCGTGGTTTTCGTGCCAACGTGCTAGTACTTGACGAGTTCTTGCTTTTGCCCGAAGATCTGATAACCAATGTTCTTATGCCGTTCTTAGTTGCTCCCCAAAATATGAAAGAGCGTTTAGAGATCAGGGAGGTCGAGGACCGACTAATATCAGAAGGTGTAATAAAAGAAGAAGATAGAATGGTTTTTGAAAACGATTCTAAAATGATAGCCCTTTCTTCTGCGAGCTACACTTTCGAAAATCTATATAAAACCTACAAAGAGTGGACTGATAAAATTCATAGCAAGGAAGAAACAGATGCTACCTACTTTATTTCTCAGATGGGGTACGAAGCCTTACCAGAAGAAATGATTGACCCTATTATCATTGAGGAGGCACAAACCGGAGGAACTTCAAACGCATCTTTTCAACGGGAGTATTGCGCCCAGTTTACGGACGGCAGTGATTCCTACTTCAGCGCAAAAAAAATGTATGAATGTACTGTACCAGACGGACAGGCACCCACCACCAGAATAGCCGGAGAGAAAGGCAAAAAATACATAGTTGGCATTGACCCCAGCTTCTCGAATAGCCCGACTTCCGACTTCTTTGCTATCGCAGTGCTAGAACTAGACGAAGAGCGCTCACAGGGCATCCTCGTGCATAATTACGCTGTTGCTGGCGGCGATCTGAAAGACCATATAAAATATTTTTCTTATGTAATGGACAGCTTTGATGTGGAAATGGTTATCATTGACAATGCTGGTTATCAATTTATAGATAGCTGTAATGAGTCTAACGATTTCAACCACAATTTAAAATTCTTTGATTTTGATAGTGATGCAGAGGGTACAGATTATGAAGTTATGATTAAGAGGGCCAGAAGAGAATATAACAGACAAGACCAAAGAATAGTATTTAAACAAGTCTTCACTAGTAGCTACATAAGAAAAGCAAATGAGCAACTACAAGCTGATATTGACCACAAAAGGGTATGGTTCGCTTCTAGGGCCACAGCCAACAATGTCGAATTTCAAAAAGCTTCCAGCCAAAAGATAAACTTAAAAATGCCCGCTGGTGAAACCATACTGGATTTAATAGAAACTCAAGATAATCTGATATATCAAACCAAAAAACAATGCACCTTAATAGAGGTCAAGTCTACGGCAAGGGGAACACAAACTTTTGATCTTCCTTTACATTTAAAAAAGAGCTCTTCTATAGATCGGGCAAGACGAGATAATTATACGACTCTTATGCTTGGAAATTGGGCAGTTAAGTGCTATTATGATATGATTAATCTGCCGGAAGGGCCAGAGGAGACTTTTAGTCCCATAATCATACATTAAAGTGTAAAATTAGACGGTATTTCTATTATGAAAGGTAATGGTAAAAAGGTAACTCAGACGACGAAGGGAACTGCGGCCAAAGCGGGTAGGAAGTCAAATTTAGAAAAAGCTGCCGAATCGGTTAGCTCAACTCCTCTTTCTGCTGGCGCTGATGAGGCGATTGCTAGCACTGGTAATCGGTCAAGAAGGAATAGGGCTGGCAGTATCCACAGGACAGATAGGTTTAAAAATATCGATGATGGTCTGGTTCCATTTACTTATGTAAATAAATCTAATTTAAGCATTAGAGATACCGTAATTCTTTGTCAGAAAGCTTATTACAATTTTGCGCTATTTAGAAATACTATAGATTTAATGACGGAGTTTTCGGTAAGCGATATAACTTTCCGAGGGGGAAACAAAAAATCTAGAGACTTCTTTGAGGCGTATTTTCAAAAAATAAATATATGGGATTTTCAAGATAGGTTTTTCCGTGAATATTATCGTTCTGGAAATGTTTTTGTTTATCGTTTCGACGCCAAGCTAAAAAGTAAAGATATAAGAAAAATTACTCAAACATTTGGAAATGAAAGTTTAGCCGCAAGTACCCTACCTATTCGTTATGTAATTTTAAACCCAGCAGACATACAAGCTGGAGGAAACATATCTTTTGCAGCTGCTAAATATTATAAAGAGATATCAGATTATGAATTAGCAAGATTAAGAGACCCAAGAACTGAAGAGGATGAACAGGTATTAAAAAGTTTAGACAAGGAAACTAGGGAGCTTATAGAGTCGGGCAGAAGTTCAAGAATAGTTATTCCATTAGAGGAAGATAAAATATCAGCAGTATTCTACAAGAAGCAGGACTACGAGCCTTTCGCCGTTCCATTTGGTTATCCGGTACTTGAGGACATAAATTGGAAATCAGAATTAAAGAAAATGGACATGGCAATTACGCGCACCATGCAGCAAGCAATTCTTTTGGTTACTATGGGGGCAGAGCCAGAGAAAGGCGGGGTCAACCAGAAAAACTTGCAAATCATGCAGGAGATTTTTCAAAATGAATCTATAGGTCGCGTACTTGTTGCCGACTATACGACAGAGGCTAAATTTATCATTCCTGATATTGCTAATCTTCTCGATCCTAAAAAATATGAAGTAGTTAATCAAGATATACTAATAGGTTTAAATAATGTATTGTTTGGCCAAGGGGAAAAGTTTGCGAATCAGTCAACCAAGGTAGAAGTCTTCATGGCTAGGCTAAGACAAGCTAGAGAAGCTTTTATTAATACTTTTTTAGTGCCAGAAATTAAAAGAGTATCTAAAGAGTTAGGGTTCAGAAGTTATCCTATACCAGAATTTGAAAAAATATCCCTTAAAGATAATACCAATATTGCCAGAATTTATAATCGTTTAATTGAGATTGGCGTATTAACCCCAGAAGAAGGCGTTACCGCAATCGAAACTGGACGCTTACCAGACTCGGACGAATCTATCGAATCTCAAAAAGAGCACAAGAAGAATAGGGACAAGGGCTTATATGAACCTATCGCTGGTGGACCATTCACACAAGAAAAACTAGGCGACAAACAAGCTGATGTTCAAATGGAAATGCAGGATAAAACCATAGAGCAAACAGAAAAAACCATGAAGCTGAAAAATGGTCAGCCGCCAGCTAAAAAGTCTGCAAATGAATCTGGTCGTCCAACGGGTACTGGTACTCCACAGTCTACTAAAAACGTTAGCCCGATAGGTGAAGGTAATGCAAATTTCAGTTTATCTTCTATTACTGATAATATGAATCTGGCTAACAAGCTGGTTAAATCTGTAGAAGTTGAACTGAGAAGAGTCCATAAGGTCAAAAGACTTAATGGGAAGCAAAAGGAAGTTGCAGTTGCGGTTGCTGAAATCATTATTGTTAATGAGGAGCCAAGCAACTGGGACAAAACGGTTAAAGGCTATGTCAAGAAACCCGTAGATCAAAATATGGAGAGGGTTGAGGCAGTTCAAGAAATCGCAATGGAACATCAGGTGGGAAGTTACTTGGCTGGGATTCTGTATGCGAGCAAGACGTAATATGTCATGGCAAAGAATAGGAATAGGGTAGCGTATAATATCCAAGACGTTTTCTTCGGCCAACCGGAGGACGCGCCATTCTTTCCTACTGATATTTCAAACTGTCTAGTTTGGTGGGACGTTGACGATGAAAGAAATTCTGATTTCAATACAACCAAAAAAGTACTTCCTAGTATAGATGGCTCCTCGGCAACGCTCGACGCGCAAGGAGGGAATGAAAGCCGAGTTGAAAAAGCTATAAATAATAAACCAGCCATACTCCTCGACCAATCGGTGAGCGATTCGTGGTTGGCGTCAGACATAGGTTATCACGTTGGAGAATTAGATAGTGAACATAGTATGTTCATTGTCGCCGAACCGCAATGGCCAGACGACGGTTCAGAAAATCCGGGTGACGCTGGATTATTAATGGTTGGCGATAGTAATTATTATGATTTCACAGACAGAGGTATAACTCAACACGGAAATTGGGGGACGACCTATGCTTATTTTGGTGGCGGGGGTAACGGTCGCACTTACACTTGGGCAACCAACCCTAATCACAAACCTCATATTTATGTCCATAGGTATAATGGCGGCACTTCTCACAGCGGCACGTCCTTAAAAATAGATGGATTATTGGCGTCTAGCAGCTATGGAACGCCTGTAAATATTGCTAATTGTAGATTTTTAAGTGTCGGAAGGGGCAGTAGTTATTGGAAAGGCTATATAGCAGAAGTCATAGTTTATGACAGGCTACTTGATGGAGAGGAAACAAGAAGAGTAGAAAAATACTTATCAGAAAAATGGAACGTTTCTCTCCCTGCTTCAGACCAACAAACTGAATCTTTCGAAATTCTGAAGAGAATAAACCGCGTACAAAATTTTGATTATACATTCAACACCAAGAGAACATCTGAAGGCGTTCTTGGCAAAAGCTCAGAAGTGGATAGACCAATTATTGAGCCGCCTAGTGTTGATATAAATTTATCCTTTTATTTAGACGGGGTAAATAACGAACACAGAATGGGCTTTGACGTAGCTCACCAAGAGAGAGTCGAAGGGAGCGTTGGCAAAATTGGGGAAGCGGGATACAAGCCGCCGCTACTTACAAACAATTTTTTTCATACCGGCAGATACAAAGACTCTAAGAACGTTTACCTTGTCACAAACAACGATAATGATTCTGATATAAGAATGCAAAGGTCTGGCTATCCGATGTTCATAACCGGAACCACTCAAATTCCGTCAATTATTGATCCCAACGCAAACGATTATGGTGTTATAGCTTTTCAAAATTGTTATGTAACAAATTATACTGTCGACTTTTCTCTTGGCAGTTTGCCGAGGGCAGAGGTCGGCTTAACCGCAGATAATGTTACTTTTTATGCTTCAGGAAGTGGAATAAATGTTCCTAGATTTAACGTTGAGCGCGGCCTCGTTGAAGAGAACGGAAAGGAGATGCTAATTCCAAAACACTTTGAGGAATCAGAAGTAAGTATAGCAAATAAGTTATCAGTGTTTAAACCGGGCGATGTTAATTTGAAAGTTTGGAGAGAAGATGAGGAAGATATATATGTTTCTAATTTTCTAAAAACTCCCGGACCAGATAATGATGATGGGTGGGCTAACAACTCCGTATTTTTTGATTGGGGGGGTACGGACGAACAGCTTGACGTTGGTGGCGCTACCGATGGCACAGCTAAAGTCAGGTATATAAATAGACCCAATACATTTACTGTGGGGCAAAAGTACAGGATAAGTGCAAGCGTTTACATCCCTTCCGCAAGTACAAATCTTACTGATGTTTGGTTTCTGGATGACACATGGAATCTAAATAAAAAAATAACAACCAAAGATACTTGGGTAGACATTTCTGAAGAATTTATAGCTGGGGGAGCAGGTTTTTATATTTATACAAATAGTGCCGTCGATTGGACCCCGCAAACAAGTAGTCCATTTGATGTGTTTCAAATTAAAAATATTGTAGTAACAGAAGTCAATGACTCTATAAATTTCCACAGCGACACAATTCAATCTTGTAACATCACCGTAAACTGCAACAGGGAAAACGTAGCTTATTTGGGGTATAAACATTATGCGGATAGACCAATCAAAACGCCAATGACTGTCGATGTTAATATGCAGATGTTGGTTAAAGAAAATCTTACTGGAGATTTTGTAAGAGACATTAGCAAAGACCTTGATTACAATATAGATATAAGCTGCCAAAAGAGCGGGATAACTCTGACAAATTATTTATTCTCCGGCTCTAGATTTGATAGTATAAATTATGCATCATCCATAGGCTCAAACAAAACAGCAAACATCAAATTCTCCACCGCTATGGATCACGATAATTTTGAGAAGGGTTTGTTTCTAAGTGGTAGATTATTAGACGTAGTAAACGAAGTGACGCTAGCTACGGCCGGTTCGGAGAGAGCAGATACAGATACCGATTCAATATACGAAAAAGGTACAGATGTGGGGCTTCCTGATGACACAACAGAGCATGATATACTATATGGAACAAACCCACTATACTAAAGGAGTGTAAGATTTAATATGGCTAGAGTAAGATTAAGAGATTTAGACCCGGCAAAATTTATAAATGATTTAGAAGTTGACGGTAACGCATTGGTCGGTGGAGATGTTGGCATAGGCACGGGATCGGCCGAGACAAGCTATACTCTAGAGGTTCTCAGTTCAATTGCCAATGCATTTAAAATCGGCCGTTCAGCAGCTAACGATGTCGAGTTTGTAATACAGAATACAGAACAATCTTGGTCAATGGGAATCGATAGGTCCGAGTCTAACCTTTTCACAATAAGCTCAAATG